CCCCAGCCGCTCCTTGCGGTTATCTATACTAAGCTCGATTGTCCTGCTCTTAATTGGCATATGACCTTACCTCCTTATGCTTATGCGCTGTTGCTCACGGCGAGGATAACCTGCTTGGTAACCGCCTCGCCGATGCGGTCAATGTCCGCCTCCTCGCGTACAATGATCTGATCCGCGAGCTTGGGGATATGGATGTTGAGGACGACGCCGCCCTTGCCGCCCTGCGGCTTGGGGCTATCATCCTCCTGTTTACGCACTTGTCGCTTGGACTGCTGGTTGGACGTGATCCGCGTGCCCTTGGGCAGCGCCATGAGCTCCGGCCCGTGCTCGCCGACCCACGTCATACCGCCGCGCCAGCTTTGCGTGCCGGTGGCGTTGTTGCCCGCCTTACCGTCGCCCGATCCGACGCCGAGCTTGTCGGCGATCCAGCCGATGCCGCTGGAGATGCCGCCGATGACCGTGCCGATCCCGGAGACGATGGGCTTGATGACCGTCCAGACCTTTTCGATGACTTTTTGGATCGTGGGAAACACCTTTTTGACGACCCCCAAAAGCACCCTAAACACATTGATGCAGGCGTCCATGATCGGAGAGATCACCGACCAGGCCGTCGAGAGGATGTCCTTGATAACCGGTGCCGCCGTGCTAATGACGTCGGTAATCCAGCCCATATTGTCGCTGATGATACCGATAACAGTGCTGACCTTGGACCCAATCCCGTCAAAGATGGTCTTGACGACTGGGGCGATGGTGGTGATCACCGTCCCAAAGGCCGAGATCGCGCTGGCAATGATGGGGGCTGTCTGCCCGACCACTGTGCCGACCGTGCTGATGACGGAGGACAGCACCGGCAGCACGGACGGCAGCACCTGCTGCACCGTACCGATGATGCTGGAGACGGCGGGCATGACGCTGGAGGCAACCGTGCCAAGCGTTGACATGACCGACCCCCCAAAGGTCTTGAGCGGGGCCATCATGCCGGACAGGCCCGCGCCGATGGACGAGAGCCCGCCGAGCTTGGAGGTAAGCCCAGGCAGCGCGGAGGACAGCCACTGGATGCCCCTGCCGAGCTTGTCGGCTATCACGCCGCCGATCACCTCGATGGCGGGGCCGCACTTGTCGATGATCGTGATTACGCCCTCAAACGCGGGCTTGAGCTTATCGACCATCTTGAGGCCCGTGTCCGCGACAAAGCTTTTGAGCTTGCCCTTGATGGTGGAGAGGAGGCCCGCGCCGGTGGTTGCCAGCTTATTTGCGGCCCCACCGTAAAAATTTTGCAGGTCGGCGGCCACGCCGCCGAAACCCTTTGAATCAAATTGTTCTTTGGAGACCTTAAACCCAAACTCCTTGAGCCGCTCCATCTCACCGAGCTTTGCGTCGGCGAGGGCCTCGATGGCGTCGCTGACGGACTTGGTGCCGCCGGACGCCGCCGCCATATCCTCGGCGAGAGTGACGAGGCTCATGGCCTCCTTGGTATTGCCGTTGGCGATGGCAATGGCACGGCTGCCCGCTTGGATGACCTCGCCGGTCTCAAACGGGGTCGTATTGGCGTTGTCGCGCAGGGCCGCGATGTACTTGTCGGTCGTGGCCTTGACCTGATCCTGGCTCATACCCTTATTGGTCGCGCCGACAAAATGCTCCATTGAGACCTGCTGCTGCTCGAGCTCCATGCCGCTCTTGACCGTCGCCCCAACTCCGGCCACAGCCGCAGCGCCCCCGGCGGCAATGGGGATCGCTACGGCCTTGCCGATGGATTTGAGCTTGCCACTGAGCGACTTAAGTGCGGACGATGCCTTGTCCTTGAGCTTGACGACCGGCGAGGTGACCGTCTTGCCGATGGATTTAAGGCGGCTGCCGACCGCCTTGATCTTGGAGGTGGCGATGTCCTTGACCGCCACGGCGGTGGCGATCTTTTTGCGCAGCGGCGCGTACTGCTTGGATAATTGCTTGGCCTTTTTGGACGCCGCCGTCGCGTCCAGCCGCGCCTTATACTTTTTGTCCCATGTTTTGGTGAGGCTCTTTTTGGTGTTGTCGACCTCGCGCTTAAAGGCCGACTGTTCTTTGCGCACCGCCCTGAGAGTGGCGGTCGCGTTATCCTTAAGGGAGATCACGCCGGACATAACATGCATCAGCCGTCACCCCCTAAGCCCCAAAATTGCCGCCGCTCCTCCTGAGCAGTCGCCATCGATGCCGCCAAAAATGCCCTTGACAATGTGTCAAGGGACAAAATGTAATCCGGCAGGATACCGCGCTGCAGGTAATAGTGGAGGAGATACGCCTCGTCGTCATGGGCAATCAGTTTTTTGCGCTGTCCACCACGCTGATGGAGTCGCCGGTGATGCCGCTGATCTCCATAACCTGCAGCACAATTTCGGCGCGCTCGTGTTGCTCAAAGATATCCGTAACATCCATCGGATCAACGATCTGTCCTGCCTCCTGCAGCTGCTTGGCAAGCGCGTGCAGGTCAGGCTCCACGACTGCGGTATATACCGCCCGCTTATCCTGCCGCAGGGAGTCCGTATCATCGCTGTCCATGACGTCCGCGATCTCGCTGGTTGTCAGGCTGCGGACGGTGATCTCCTCGTCAATGGACGGGATGTACAGCCGCCGTTTGCGCGGGATGCGCTTGGCTTCAAGGCGCTGCGTTGCCTTAGCCACCCATGCCTCAAAATTGGTTTTGCTTTGCTTGTCTGCCATGATGCTCCTCCTTATTTGATGCGATCCAAGTTGACCATATCGGACGGCGTAAATCCGCCCGACGCCTCCATTTCTACGAGCGCGCCGCGCTCATAGGACACGACCGGCAGGTCGTTAACCCAGCAGTTACTCGTCGAGTAGCGCTCGATCTGATGCCCGACCGCGTCCGGGTCGGCGAGCTTGGTAATGATCTGCAGCCGCTTGTCGACGCCCTTGTTGATGCTCTGGCGCACCTCCTCATAACGGGAGTACACCTTGTTGAGCGTCATTGTCCACTCACCGGCCTGACCTGTCACCTTGCTGTCGACGTCAAGTCCCAGCTGGACGTCCTCGCGGTTGTAGGTCACCTTGAGCTCGACCTTTTTAGCCTCGGCGATCAGCTCGCCGTCAACCCATATCTCTGCGTATGTGCCGGTGAGCACCCAATAGCCCGGTACCTTATTGCCCATGCCTTGCACCCCCTCACATGTTGACGCGCAGAGTGAGATCCTCCATCGCGTCCACAAATTTGACCGAGCAGACCAGATATACCGTGCTGCCCGTGTTGGCCTTGGCGATGTCGATATCCTCCATCTCTGAGGTGTCGGTGCCGTGATCCTCCAGATACGCCCGCTGTGCGTCGATGTCGACCGCGACTGTGCTGTCATAATCCGGGTCGAGCACGTCGCCCGCGAGCTGCTTATGGTAGTTGTCGATGGCGGCGACCAGCGCCTGCTTGTGGTCGTAGTTGTTAACGACCTTGCCTACATACTGCTGCGCAAACGTCGCGCTGATGTCGTCCCGGTACAGGTCGACGCCCTCGACGATCTTGATCTTGGCCATGTCCTTGCCCTTGTCCTCCGTGTAGGAGGTAAGAGAGTTGACCCCGCGCCCGATCTTATACGTGCCGTTGTCGTCTATGATCACGAGCTCGCCCTTGTCGATGCGCGCATCCGGGTCGTCCGGGACGGCTGCGGACGTGATGTCCGTCAGCTCATAGTACGTGCTGCTGCGGCTTAAGGGTAGTCCTGCCAGCACGCCTGCAATGCGCGAGCAGTACTCTGCCGCTGTGCAGGTGTCACTTGGAGCGAGGTCAGTAGCAATGCTGCCGGTCGTCAGGTTGATAATACCCTCATGATCCGCCGTTGTGTTGGCCAGCACCGCCTTATACGTCTTGTGGTCGCTGTCGCGGGCCTGTTTGATCCATGCGACCACCGGGGCTGTCTGCTCCGTTGTCAGTGACGGGATCGTCAGGTAATTCCACGTGCGGCTCTTAAGCGTTTTGAGGGCCGCCGTATAGTCCGCCGCATCATCCTTGATGCGCAGCACAAGCACCTTGCTCGGCCCGCCCGCAAGGATCAGCTTGAGGTACTCATAGTTGCGCTGCGACCAATGCTCAAAGTCCACGTCCGCGAGGGATGTGTATACCGTCTCGGCAGCACCGTCCTCGGTATTATCCTTGAGGATGCAGGCGACGATCCCGCGCGCGCTGCGCTGGATCGCGGTCTGCCCCTTGGTCGCAAATGTGATGTTAATCTCAGGTAATCCCACTCGTTACCCTCCCTTGTGGTGTGATGATATCCGCCTCCAGCGTCTCGGCCAGCGGATACTGCTCCGGTACATCGGCGCTGTCGATAAACGACAGCGTAAAGGTGCAGTGCAGTATCCGGTCGACGATCTTGTAGTCGACGCTGGGGACGGTGATCGCCCGGTCATCCCATCGGATCACCGGGCGAAGTGAATGGTCGATCGTATCGGCGAGCGCCCAATAGTCGGCGTTGTGCTCCGATGCCGTATGTACGGCCAGGTCGATGACGACGCTGTGCCGCGTATGATAGGCGCTCACGGTCTCCCGGCTCGCGGGGATCAGGCCAACATGGATGTACTCTGTGATATTAGCCTGGCTCCCATAGTCGGTCTTGGCGAGATACTCGCTTGAGACGTCCATGTCCGGCAGCGCTGTCTTGAGCGCTCGGACGAGGGCATCCTTGATCTGTGTGTATACGTTGCTCATATTGCTCCTATAAGTCGTGGGCTGCCATAAAGTCCTGCAGCCACGCGCGCAGGTAGGAGGGCATCCGCTCCTCGACCTGCGCGAGGGAGATCTCCATCATGTGCGCGCCTGGGACATATCCACCCGACGTCGTGCGGTGGCCGTAGTTGACCGGGTCGGCATACTCGACGTCGGTGTATACCTCAATGACGTACTCGCCGCCCTTACGGACGATATCGCCCACCGTCCAGCTGCCGCGCAGCTTGCCGGTGTCCTTGGGCGTAAGGTCGGAGGATAGTCGTCCCTGCAGCTCGTGCGCGATGTCGAGCACGATCCGCTCAAACTCCTTTGGCCACTCGCGCGCGGCGCGCTCAAACATCTCCGCGTACTCATCGAGGCCGTCAAATCCATAATCCGTACTGCTCATACCGTATCCTCCACGAGCGTCAGCGGGATATTATTGTGGCTC